CGAATCAGTTGTTTATTCAAGAACATACTGCGGCTATGAATAACTTAGTTGCGGCGGTTGATGTACTCGGTGATGCTACATCTGTATTAATGACTGCTACATCCGTTGCTGACATTGCTTCAGAGGCAGATACAAAGCCAGAACAAGTTGCATTACAAGAGATGATTGCTACAGACGAATATAGTCTTGACGCTTCTGAAGTTGACGATTATAATAACGCACTTGATGCAGTAGCAGAGTATGCTCAACAAGCAGGTGCTTTCATGGCTGCAGCTAACAACACGGAGTTGACTACAAGTATAGATAATTACACTGCAAGTAATAACATAATGGTTGGAACATATACAGCTATTACATATACACAAGCAGTTGACGAGTTTGTTATATCTTGGGATGATTCAGGATACGGCACTGGTTGGAATGGTTATCTTACAGACGATATGAAAGATGCAGACGATGTATATGGCGCAGGAGCTTACATCATGCAACACGGGTCAGCTTCCTCTAACATGTAGGAAACATTATGATAGAAGATGCAGAAGTTAAAGTTGGTGGGTTTACTTTTAAAGGGTGGTACATAGCTGCTGCCCTGCCAATACTAGGATCTCTTAGTGGCGGTATATATTATGGATATGACACACTACAAAGGTTCTATGCTGTAGAATCAGGTATTGAGACAGTAGTTCAAGCTTCAGGTAAGTTTAGCTCTAAGTCTAACGAACTAAGTACACGCATTCAAACAGTTGAATCTGATCTGAATGTAAATATACAAAGTGCTTATGCAGACTTAACAGTTAAATCACAGGATATGGAAGCAGATCTTAGTTCTCGTATTCAAGCAATAGAACAGGCGGTAGCAGATAATGACGTTAGAGGGCTTAACACAAGGTTGTCAACGATTAGCACACAAATGCAAACAATCTTGGAACAACAGAAAGACTTGCTTGACTTACGTAGTCAAGTTGAGAGATCTACTGGGATCACTGATAGTCTGGGTGATAAGCTTGACGAATACCAAACTGAAATAAATGACATATGGAAAGCATATGATACTCTTGTGGACAAACCACTATAAGGAAAGCCTATGGCACGTAATTTAACACCAAACCAACAAAAGTTTCTAGAGGTCTTGTTTGACGAGGCAGGTGGAGACGTGGTTTCAGCAAAAAAGATAGCAGGATACAGTGAAAATACACCTACAAGACTTATTGTCGAATCTCTCAAAGATGAAATTGCCGAAGCTACCCGTTCGTACTTCTCTAGGACTGCGCCGAAAGCTGCTATGGCTATGGTTAGCGCTCTATCAGATCCTACGGAGCTTGGCATCAAAGATAAAATGGCTGCTGCAAAAGATCTACTTGACCGTGCAGGGTTGGGTAAAGTCGAAAAAGTAGATGTATCATCTTCTGGTGGGGGTATATTCTACCTTCCACCTAAAGAGGGTAAAAACGAGTAAGTCTTGTCAGAGTACAATTATGACAGGGATTTTGGTTTCTGGGAACTACCTAAACCTAAGAAGAGCGATAAGGTTTGGCATCCTGTAGTTAGAGTAGCGGCTCGTGTTGTACCATTTGGTTATGAGATTGATCCAGACAACGAAAAACTGTTTCAACCTATACCTCATGAGCTTGAAGCATTAATACTTGCCAAGAAACACTTAAGGCAGTATAGTTACAGGGAAGTAGCGAACTGGTTAACAACACAGACAGGTCGCTCTATCTCCCACGTAGGTCTAAAGAAGAGAATAGCCATTGAGCGAAGACGTAAAAAAGCAGCTAACATTAAACGCAAGCTTGCCAAAAGGCTCGAAGAAACCCTTGCGGAAATCGAAAAGCTCGAAAAAGGTGTCACAGGATACTACACCATCAACACCGATACAGACAAGCCCAGCGCAGGTTAAAGCTGAACCTTTTAATGTTGAAGAAGCACAAGAGGTAGTATTTAAACCTAACCCTGGACCTCAATCAGAGTTTCTATCTGCTTCAGAACGTGAAGTACTATATGGAGGCTCAGCAGGTGGAGGTAAGAGTTATGCCATGCTTGCAGACCCTCTTCATGGGCTAAATGACCCTAACTTTAGTGGTCTACTTGTACGTCATACTACAGAAGAACTTAGAGAGCTAATACAAAAGTCACAGGAGTTATACCCTCGTGCAATACCAGGGATCAAATGGTCAGAACGTAAGTCTCAGTGGACTTCTCCTCAAGGTGGTAGACTGTGGATGTCTTATCTGGATAAAGATACCGATGTTACACGCTACCAAGGTCAGGCTTTTAACTGGATTGGATTCGACGAACTTACACAGTGGTCTAGTCCTTACGCTTGGGACTATATGAGATCACGTTTAAGATCTGCACACTCTAATAAGCTTGGTTTGTATATGCGTGGAACAACAAACCCAGGTGGTAGTGGACACTCTTGGGTTAAGAAGATGTTTATTGATCCTGCCCCTGCTAATAAGCCTTACTGGGCTACTAACGTAGAGACAGGTGAGACTATAAGATACCCTGCAGGACACAGTAAAGCAGGTGAACCTTTATTTAAGAGACGATTTATTCCAGCTAGTTTGTTTGACAATCCATACTTAGCTGAGAGTGGTGACTACGAAGCAATGCTTTTGTCATTACCAGAACACCAAAGAAAGCAGTTACTAGAAGGTAATTGGGACGTAAACGAAGGTGCAGCCTTCCCAGAGTTTAATAGAGCTATACACGTTGTTGACGATTTCCAAATCCCTTCTAGCTGGACAAAATTTCGAGCTTGTGACTACGGTTATGGTAGCTACACGGGAGTTATTTGGTTCGCTGTTGCCCCTGATGAACAACTCATTGTATACAGGGAACTCTATTGTTCTAAAGTTACAGCTTCTGATTTAGCTGATATGGTAATGGATGCCGAGTCTGGCGATGGTACAATACGTTATGGAGTATTAGACTCTTCACTATGGCACAACAGGGGTGATACAGGTCCATCTCTAGCAGAGCAAATGAACCAGAAGGGTTGCCGTTGGAGGCCATCAGATAGGTCAAGAGGTTCTCGTGTTTCAGGTAAGAACGAAATACACAGAAGGTTACAGGTAGATGAGTTTACAGAAAAGCCAAGAATTGTATTTATGGCTTCATGTACAAACACAATAACACAAATACCTGCACTGCCTTTGGATAAGCGTAACCCAGAGGATGTAGATACACACGCAGAAGACCACCTATACGATGCATTACGTTATGGAATCATGACAAGACCTCGTAGCTCTATATGGGACTTTGACCCAGCAAAACAACGAAGCGGTTTTCAAGCCGCAGATAACAAGTTTGGATACTAGACATGGCAGATATAGACGATCTATCGTTTGAAACAGATGAAGTAACAGCAGCAGAGGATGGCAAAGAGAGTATCTTTGATTCTAAGCCTGATGTAGTAGCTTTTGTTGAGGAACGTTTTAATCGTTCTGAGGATGCAAGACAGGGTGATGAAGAGCGTTGGCTTAGAGCATATCGTAATTACAGAGGGTTATACAGTCCTGACGTACAATTTACGGATACAGAGAAGTCTCGTGTATTTGTTAAGGTTACTAAGACTAAGACACTTGCTGCATATGGTCAGATAGTTGACGTATTGTTTGGCAATAATAAGTTTCCACTTACAGTAGATCCATCTGTTTTACCTGATGGTGTTGCAGAGTCTGTACATATAGACATGAATCCAAATGCTAATCAAGCAGGAGATGCATTAAAGGCTGTTACACAAGAAAAACCTGCTACACCTTACTTAATAGATGGTGACACAAAGTTAAAACCTGGAGAAACTTTAAGTGATTTACGAAGCAGACTAGGGCCTCTAAAAGATAAACTGGAAAGTGTGTCTGATAAAATAGTAGAAGGTGATGGTACTACACCTGGAACTGTTACTTTTCATCCTGCATTAATAGCAGCTAAAAAGATGGAAAAGAAAATACATGACCAACTTGTTGAGTCAGGTGCATCTATACATTTACGATCTATGGCATTTGAGCAGTCCTTACTGGGTACTGGTGTCATGAAAGGTCCGTTTGCTGTAGATAAAGAATATCCTAACTGGAATGAGCAAGGCGAGTATGACCCTCTTGTTAAGACTGTTCCTGAGTGCAATCATGTAAGTGTTTGGAACTTCTATCCAGATCCTGAAGCTTCTAGTATGGAAGATGCTGAGTATGTTGTAGAAAGACACAAAATGTCTCGTACACAGTTGCGTCAACTTAAGACACGTCCTTACTTTATGAAGGATGCTATACAGGAATCTATACGTAAGGGTGCTGATTATGTACAGAAACACTGGGAAATGGCAATGCAAGATGATGAAACCCAAGCTGATACAGAGCGTTGGGAAGTATTAGAGTTTTGGGGTTTCGTTGATGTAGAACATTTAGAAGATAATGGTGTAAATATACCTAGTGAATATAAAGACTTAGATGAATTAAACTGTAATATCTGGGTTTGTAACGGTGAAGTTATACGTTTTGTACTTAATCCATTCAAGCCTACAAATATTCCCTATTACGCTGTACCCTTTGAACATAACCCATATAGCTTCTTTGGAATAGGTATTGCCGAGAATATGGATGATACACAGACACTGATGAATGGCTTTATGCGTATGGCTATTGACAATGCTGCACTATCTGGTAATCTTATTATTGAGATAGATGAAACTAACCTAGTACCAGGTCAAGACATGTCTGTATACCCAGGAAAAACGTTTAGAAGACAGGGCGGCGCACCAGGACAGGCCATCTTTGGCACAAAGTTCCCTAACGTAGCACAAGAAAACATGCAACTATTTGATAAAGCTAGAGTTTTAGCAGATGAGAGTACTGGTTTCCCTAGTTTTGCACATGGACAGACGGGTGTATCTGGTGTTGGACGTACTGCAAGTGGTATATCAATGCTTATGTCTGCTGCTAATGGTTCTATACGTACAGTAGTTAAGAACGTAGACGATTATCTTATAAGACCCTTGGGTAAAGCATTCTTTGCTTTTAACATGCAGTTTGATTTTGATGAATCTATTCGTGGTGACTTAGAAGTAAGAGCATCTGGTACAGAGAGTTTAATGGCTAATGAGGTAAGATCCCAGCGTCTAATGCAATTCTTACAAGTAGCGCAAAATCCAACATTAGCACCATTTGCTAAAATGGATTATGTAATACGTGAAATTGCTAAGTCTATGGATCTTGATCCTGATAAGGTAACTAACTCAATGGCAGATGCAGCAATACAAGCAGAGATACTAAAAGGCTTCCAAGCTCCAACGCCGCCTCCTGAAGCTCCTCAAGGTGTTCCTGCACCACAAGGTGCTGAACAGCCTCCACAAGCCCCACAGAAGCCTATGGGAGGTGTACAGGATACTTCAGGTTCTGGAGGAGGTCAAATAGGTACAGGTACTGCTCCTTTACCAGGTGAACAAGGATTTACAGGTAATGTCGCTTAAGACACTAATAAATGATAAACCAACATGGGATGCATTCTTAGAAGAGATGGATGCTCTCATAACTAAAGAACACAAAAGTATGGAAAGCATATCTGAGACTGCAGAGATCTACAGACATCAGGGTGCTATACGTACACTTAGACAACTAAAATATATGAGGGATCGTATTAATGGCACTAAATGATGAAACAGAAGCAGTATTTAAATCTGTACGAGGTCAGGAAGTAGATCCTGTATCAGGTAATGAAGTACCACTAGGTTCTGAACCAGAAGAGGTTAGGGATGATATAGACGCTAAACTTAGCGAAGGTGAGTATGTTGTACCTGCAGATGTGGTTAAATACTTTGGTGTTAAATTCTTTGAAGACCTAAGATCTCAAGCTAAAATGGGCTTCAGCCAAATGGATGCCAATGGACGTATAGGTGGAGAGCCTGTAGTAGAAGATGAATTACCTTTTGATGTATCAGAACTAGAGATGGAAGAATCACCAGAACCTACTATGAATAAGGGTGGGTACATGACAGGTTATGCGGAAGGCGGTTCTGTAAACTCTGGGTTTGAAATAAAAGAGTATGAAGATGAAAATGGTAATATTATATATATACAATTCATGAATGGTACACAGCTTACACAAGTACCTAGTGGTTACAAACCAAAAGGTGAAGCTACTACTACTACTACAGAACCAGTACCCACAAGACGTAATAGAAGAAAAAAAGTAAGGGCTACGGCTGAGTATGTAGATTGGATGGAAGCACCTGTAGAAGACTTTGAAAAAGTTGTAGATACACTTAAAGATCCTATAGGTAATACATTTACTAGTACTTTTGATGTACTTTCATCAGGTACACCTGTAGGTTTTTTAAAGGGTATAGCTATGAAAAACCAAAACAAGCAAATGCTTAAAGGTATAGATGCTCAATTAAATAATCCATTTATATCTGAAGACACCAGAGATAGGTTAGAAGCTGTTCAGGCTGAACTGTGGGATGGAAAACTCCAATCAGGATTACTAAATAGACTAGCAGGCCCTAATGATAAGCAGGGTGTAGGTTCAGAGTTTGGATTGGGAGCAAGTATATATGAACGTATGGGCGTTATAGATCCTGAAACAGGTATGCCTTACACAAATACAAGCCGAACACCTGAAGAACAACAAGGTTTTTTAACTAGGTTCTTTAATCCTAAAAATATAGGAGGTAGAAAAAATCTAGTTGATACTTCTGATTCTGGTGCAGGTAAAATTAAGTTTACAGCAAATGAATTAGCAGCATGGGAAAAGGTTTCTAATACACTAAATGAAAGAGATCCTAAAGATAATACTAGGGTTAACTTTCAAGGATATGGCGGTAGAATATATAATAAGAATCAAGACTTAGACGATGCACAAAGGGGTGAAAAATACAAAATAGAAGGTACAAATGCCTACGCTTATAGAACCACTAAGAATAAACCTAAAATTAAGCAGGTAGATACTACATCAAAATCGTCAAATAATAATATAGATGATAAGAACAAAGCAAAGATCATTTCAACCATAGTAAATGAT